CCTATAAAGTGGAATGGTTAAGTGTTGCAAAAACCGCATAATTGTGTAGAATAAATCTATCTATAGTAAAAAATGGATAGATTATGACTACTAAGCCGAAAACCGGCTTTGGTCGGCCAAAAGGAATACCTAAGACCGGAGGAAGAACTGCCGGGACACCGAACAAAGCTACGCGAGAATTCAGGGAAACGATCAACAAGCTGTTGGAGGGCAACGCAGATAATGTTGCCAAGTGGCTGACAATAGTGGCAGAGGGTGATTTAGAAAGAGAAATCAAGCCAGACCCCGGCAAAGCCTTAGATTTACTCGCAAAGCTGGCTGAGTTTGCCGCGCCCAAGTTGGCAAGGACTGAGCTTGTCGGGGCTGAAGGCGGTCCTGTTCAAGTGCAAGAGACACGCAGAACAATCGTAGACCCAAAGAATGACCGCAGTTCTTGATATTCCTACGCCACGGTGGGCTGTTCCATTATTGCAGCCAGCCAGATACAAAGGTGCATGGGGTGGCAGGGGGTCTGGAAAATCTCACTTTTTCGGTGAGTACATCATTGAAGAACATATACTTAACCCGGATGATGCAACAGTTTGTATACGGGAAATTCAAAAGTCTATAGATCAGTCAGTTAAGCGTTTGCTAGAGCAAAAAATCGTCAAACTTAATGCTGGTGATTATTTTGAAGTGTTGGATAAGGCCATTCGCAGCCGTCGCGGGGTTGGTGTTATCACTTTCCAAGGTATGCAAAACCATACAGCCGATTCGATAAAGTCGTTGGAAGGTTATAAACGCGCTTGGGTCGAAGAAGCCCAAACATTGAGCCAATACAGCCTGGATTTGTTACGCCCAACTATACGAATGCCGGGTTCTGAAATGCTTTTTAGCTGGAACCCAAGATTCAAAAGCGACCCAGTGGATGTGTTTTTTAGGAAAAAGAAACCAGACAACGCCATTGTTGTAGCGGTGAACTGGAACGATAATCCTTGGTTTCCTGATGAACTTCGTCAAGAAATGATTGACGATTTTGAGCGAGACCCAGATAAAGCCGAACATATATGGAATGGTGCTTATGGCGCAACTCAGGGCGCGATTTTGGCTCGGTGGGTTAATCAAGCCATTCGAGAAGGAAGGGCAACACCCGATGTAAATTTTGACCCGGACGGGGCAGGAATTGAAGTTTCGTGTGACCTTGGTTTTAGGGATACCGCTTCTTTCTGGTATTGGCAGCGCACACTTGGAGGCTTTCGCGTGCTGGCATACGATGGCGATACGGGTTTGGATGCGGACGACTGGATACCACGAATCCGTGACAAGATTATTGAATTGGGAGCAGGTAAAAAGCTTGGTCGAGTATGGTTGCCTCATGATGCACGAGCCAAGACTTTTCAAAGCAAGCACACGACAATCGAACGATTTGCCCAAGCTTTCGGCACTGACAAATGCGCTATCGTGCCTCAATCCAAAAAACTAGACCAGATCAGCGCAGCACGCGCCGTACTTCCAAAATGCAAGTTTAACTCTGAATTGTGCGAGGCTGGAATGGATGGGTTGATAGCATGGGAGTACGCATACAATGAAGATTTAGGGGTTTTTAGCCGTGAACCATTGCATAATTGGGCAAGCCATCCAGCTGATGCTTTTGCCTACGGCGCTCAAATAATGCAGGAATTAACACCAAAAGAACCCGAAAAACCCGCAAAATTCAACATAAAAGCACAAAACGGTGTCATAATTACAGCACCTTTAGATGAATTATGGCAAGACGTTAAACGCCAACAGGAAAGATACTAATGTCTATATTTACAGTGGTTAATGACCTGGTGCAATTAGGAACTGGCGCTATTCAGCCGACAGACACATTTCAGAACGGTGTGCTTTTATCTGGTGATTTGAACAGGGCTATTTCAACTGGTGGTGATGAGTACGCTAACGGTCTTCTAATGACAGACGCAGGACAGATTCGATACGTTGATGCGACTGCTGGACTTCCTGTGGGTGTGGTGTGGTCTAACGGACTTCCCAGAGCCAATGATGGCGCTTTGTGTGTCTCGACAGGCGCACTGGCGACATATTCAAACGGTACGCCTATGGTTGCGAATGGCGCGGTAAGAGTGAGCATAGTCCCATGATATTTGTACAAGCGCACCCACAAGCCAGGCCGCCAGCCATTGATAAAATTGGCGCAGTGCAATATGTCATGTGGCACCCTGTTAAATGTGACGACAAAACAGCATATTTTCTATTTCCCAATGGCGCAGAGTTAAAAACAAGCGCAACACCTGAGAGACTGGTGGCCGTTGCGGAAAGCCCAGAAGAAGCCTGGTCAAGAATTATGACCGACAAGCCGCTTCTCGAAAAATACGGAATACCGACATGAACCCCGTTGATGCAAGCACAAAATGGCTGGCGGAGTTAAAACTTGCCAAGCGCGAAGATGAAAAGTTTATTGAGCGTGGCGACAGGATAATCAGGCGTTATCGTGACGACCGTAAAAACTTCACGACTTATGGTAAGAGGTTTAATATACTCTGGTCAAACGTTGAGACCCTGAAACCCGCACTATACGGGAAAACCCCTAGAGCCGAGGTATCGAGACGCTGGTAAGATTCTGACCCGGTTGGACGCACTGCTTCGGTGATTATAGAACGTTGTTTACAGTACGAGATTGACAAGGGCGACTTTGACGCCTCGATGAAGCTGGCGATAATTGACAGACTACTGCCCGGACGCGGCACGGTGTGGGTGCGGTTCGAGGAAAAAGAACTAGCCCAGCCTGTTGACGCTTTGCCCGGTGTGGAAGGTGGCGAGGCGCAGGTCATGCCCAATGCGCCTTATAAATACGAATGCACCCCAGTAGATTATGTTTTCTGGAAAGATGTGAGATATTCACCCGCTAGATGTTGGGATGAGGTGACATGGATTGCCCGTAGGGTGTACATGAGCCAAGAGGATGGCATTAAGCGATTTGGCGAGGATTTTAAGCAAGTTCCATTAACTCACGAACCTGTTGGCCTAGATGAAATGGAAAAAATGGGTGTTGAAGGCCTGGACGACATGAAAAAAGCCGTTGTCTGGGAAATATGGAGCAAGACGACAAAGCAGGTTTTCTGGGTGTCTGAGGGATACTCTAAGACGCTGGACATTAAAGACGACCCACTAGGGTTAGATAATTTCTGGCCATGCCCCAAACCTTTGTTTGCTACCCAAACCACCGAGACTTTAGTACCCATACCCGATTACAGCCTTTATCAAGACCAAGCCGAAGAGATTGACATGCTAACCAACCGGATAGCAATGTTAGTCGAAGCGGTTAAGGTCGTGGGTGTCTATGACGCAAGCCAGCAGGGTGTACAAAGGATGCTTTCCGAGGGTGTGAATAACCAGTTGATACCTGTGGATACTTGGGCAGCTTTTGCGGAAAAAGGCGGTCTAAAGGGTGTGGTTGACTTCATGCCGCTGGATTCTGTACTCCAAGCATTACGTGAATGCTACGCGGCTAGAGAGCAGGCGAAACAGGTAGTGTATGAGATTACCGGAATATCTGACATTATTCGCGGTTCAACGATAGCTTCGGAAACCGCAGCCGCGCAACAGATAAAAAGCCAATATGCTTCATTGAGAATAAAACCAAGACAAACAGAAGTGGCTCAGTTTGCTTCGGAAGTGCTGAGAATAAAAGCCCAGATAATGTGCGATTTTTACGCGCCCCAGACCCTTGTCGAGATGTCTGGAATCATGGGGACAATGGATGCTCAATATGCTGAGCAGGCCATTATGCTGCTCAAGTCTGAGCCAGCTAGAGGTTTCAGGATTGAGGTTGCCTCTGATTCACTGGTAGAAATGGACGAAGCCACCGAAAAACAAAGCCGGATTGAGTTTCTAGGCGCGGTCGGTCAGTTCATGGACAGAGCATTACCCGTAACCCAACAAGTGCCAGAACTCGCTCCTTTGATGGGTGAAATGCTGATGTTTGGTGTTCGCGCATTCAAAGGCGGCAGAATGATGGAATCTGCTTTTGATGAGGCGATGGCTAAACTGAACGCACCAAAACCGCCTGAACAACCGCAGCCTGACCCGGAACAGATGAAAGCCGAGGCCATGATGCAGGTTGAGCAAGGCAAGATGCAGCTAGAACAGGCAAAAATACAAACTCAGGGGCAGATTGAGCAGTTTAAGGCTCAGCAAGCTAAAGAATTAGAGCAGATGCGGCAAGAATACGAATCGGCCAGAGAACAAGTCAGACAAGAAGCTGAAACGCAACGCTTGCAAATGAAAGCCCAGATTGAGGCAGAAACCAAACTGCAAATAGCCGAAATGCAGCGCAGTCTTTCTGAAAAGCAAGCCGTATCAGTCGAAATTGCTGGTGAGGAAAAACTAAGTGAAGTAGGTGAGCAAGTAAAACAAATGGCTGACATACAACAAAGTGCAGTATTGCAAGCCGTCGAAATGCTTGCCGAAGCCGTTGGCAAAATGAACAAACCGAGACGCAAATTGCTGCAACGCGGCGAAGATGGTAGGGCAATTGGCGTGATTGAAATTGATGAAGATTAAAAGTATTTGAAAGGGGTATAAATGGCAACCTGGAATAAATTTCACGCCTGGTCTAAAAACATGGTGACAGTGGCTAACCTTGACACTGACCAGTTCACTATTGCTTTGACAAACACCGCGCCCGTAGCGGCAAACAGCGTATTGGCTGATATAACGGAAATCAGCTACACGAACCTAACCAGCCGAAACATCACTACGACAAGCTCTTCGCAAACTGGAGGCGTTTATACGCTTGTGTTTCAAGACTTGACTCTGACCGCTTCAGGCTCTGTACCTTCGTTTCGTTATGTTGTCATTTATGACAACACGCCTACTTCACCGCTCGACCCAGTGGTTTCATGGTTTGATTATGGTTCAAGCATAACCATGGCGAACGGTGAAACGTTTACTGTTGACTTTACTGGCGCTGCAATTACTTTATCGTAGGTGTTATATGCAAATTATTTCATACCCCGGGCGGTTTGTTTACATCGCAGTAACAGGCGATTGGCGTCTGGATGTTTCAAATGGGCAATTCATAATCCTACCCCAAGTTGGCAATAGTTTGGAATATTCAAGCGGTCGAAATCTTGATAACCTTGCGGCATTGATCATTGAAGCAAAAGCCCACGCGCTTACTCAAGGTATTATCTGGGAAGGTGAATAATGGCGGCGCTAACCGACCTTTCCGACCTCATCAACCGAGGCACAGGCGGAAACAACGGAACACCTGAAACGCCCTTTTATTTTAAGGCACCGCGCATTGCAGGCGCAGCCGCCACCGCGCCAATCGCGGGTCGCATGGCTTCGCTCTGGCGCTACGATGGGATGCCCGGTGGTGGCGCAATTCCGACGACTGGCGCGATTCCTACGCGCACAACGCAGGGCGCATTGCCCTATACTGCGGCAGGCGGCGGGCGTGAGAAATTTGCGCTCACGGTTGGTCTCACGTCAAGCGTTGCTGGCGTCTTCACTTTGTATGATCGCCTTTTTCATATCGGCGGCCTGAGCGGCACGGTTACGACCGCGCAGACTGTTCAGGGATCAACACCTACTCCAGCGCTCACGCGCAATACGGGCGGGGTGGGAAATGTGGTTTTTGTTGAAATCTATACCCTGATTGGAAATACAGCGCAGACTATCACAATGAACTACACCAATCAGGCAGGCACCACGGGCCGCATTAGTACGGCGGTTGCGATTGGTGGCAGCAATAACCGCGAAGCTACGCGCGTGATCATGTTGCCGTTGCAGGCCGATGACACGGGCGTTCGAGCGGTGCAAAGCATTACGCTTTCGGGTAGCACCGGCACGGCTGGCGAGTTCGGCGTTGTCATTGCGCGCCCATTTCCGATTCTTCCGGTTGCAACGGCTGGTTTGGCGGTGATTCGCGATTGGACAACGGGCCTTCCGATGCCGCCTGATGTCAATAATATGTGCCTGTCTTTGCTCTTTTTCCCAGCATCCGCTGCCGCGCCCGATATCTACGGCGGTTTCAGCTTTATCGAGAAATAGCCATGGCACTCGCTGATCTGGCTGCTTACAAGGAAATGCTAGACCGCAATCGCGGCGCGGATTTCATGGCGAATTCAGGCGGGCGCACGGCGAGAATGGTGGCCGCGTGGCCCTTTTTTGTGCCTACGCCCGCGACGCCAACTACAAGCGTTGCGCTTGACCGAACTAGCGATCTCGCCATACGCAATATTCCGAACACTGGCACGGGGCGCCCGACCATCCTCGGCGCCAATATTGCGGCGGGTGGTCAGGCTGGCAGTACTGGCGCAGGCATCGCGGCAATTGTGGTGGACCTGCTGAACATCAGCGGCGGCCTGACAATGAACTCCGCTGTGGAACAGACGACCAATCTGCCGACCGCTGCCCTGACCCGCTACACAAGCGGCGAGGGCGTGATGGCAGCGCTCATTTTGCATCAGCAGATCGGCAGCGCGGCGACCAGCTTCACGGTGCGCTATACCAACCAAGCTGGCACGGGCAACCGCATAGCGCCTTCTCAGCAAATTGGCGGCACCGGCTGGCGTGAAAATGCTTCGCTGCTCCCGATATCGTTTGAAGGCGCGGATACGGGCGTTCGATCAGTGGAAGGTGTCACAATCGCTGCAGCTTCTGGCAACACGCAATTGTTCGGCGTGTGCCTATTCAAGCCGCTGGCGATGTTCGCGGTGAATGATGTGATGGGCGTCAACAAATTTGACGCGATCTCGACGGGGAATTTCCTGGGCGCGTTGAATGAATATCACCCAGACGCTTGCCTTTCAATTATTTATACGTCTATCGCGGCGACAATGCCTATTTCGGGATCAATTTTTGTAGGCGAGACCTAAGCTATGCGGTCGCGTCGGTTATTTGACGGAGCGCAGATTGAGCTAGGCATTCTGCCGATTGTTGAAGCAACGGGCGGGGCTTTTACGCTTTCTGCGGATGGTGGGACGTACAGTTACAGCGGGAACAACGCCAATCTTATTTATACCCCGGCAGGTGCATTTACATTAAGTGCCGACGGTGGCACATACAGCTATTCTGGCAACAATGCGGATTTACGTTTTAACCGCGTTTTACTCGCTGACGGTGGAATTTATAACTACAGTGGCAACAATGCCAATTTAATTTACACGCCAACCGGGTCTTATACTTTGACGGCTGACGGTGGGGTGTATTCCTACTCAGGCGACAATGCGAACCTGCTTTATAGCCGACTGCTTACTGCTGATGGCGGCACATACGGTTACAGCGGGAATGATGCTAATCTTGTTTACACTCCATCTGGTTCCTATACGCTTATTGCCGAAGGTGGGACGTACACGTATTCTGGAAATGACGCTAATTTAATATATAGCGGCGCACAAATAGCCGGAGGCCATTATTACGAGTTTTGGCGTAAAAAATGGGCAAAACAGTGGGAAACCAAAACCCCGGACATTGAAGAAGTCATAGAGTTTATTGAGGAAGAACCAGAGCAAGCTATAAAAGTGGCGGCAACAGTTTCGCCAAAATATGCCTCAATTCAGCCGGAAACGCTCAAAATCAATGAAAAATTAGCAGAAAACATTGCAAAACAAATAATTGTTGCAATAAAAATACAACAGATTAGAATCGCGCAAGAGGAAGAAGATATAGAAACCCTATTATTGATAGCCTAAGACTATGCCCAGACAAAGATACATACAGCACAACGGCGAACTGATACCCGCCGAAGAGTTCTATTCCAGAGAATATTCCGCGCCGATGATAATCCCGGACATTCAGCCGTACCAAAGCCAAGCAACTGGCGAAATGATTACCAGCCGAAGCCAGCACCGTGAACATCTAAAACGTCACGGA